ATAACTAACAAAAACACGCTATTATTTAGCGCCTATACAACAAAAAACTAACACAATGAAAAATAAATACAACGTAAGGGTGTTGTTTGTTCATGAAACCTATGCAAATAAACAGCTTTCAGAACTACAAAACGAAGGATGGGAGATTGCAGGAAACATAAACATAACTAATACACGAGGTGATTGTAACAGTAATTATTTAGCTATACCATTAAAAAAACTAACACAATGAAAACAACACTAATAATCTTATTCGCCATACTTGCATCATGTTCGACCGCATGGCACTATCAGAAAATCGAGCGCAAAGACCCTAATTTTTGGAGTCAGTTTAATGATACAATTCAAATGCCGTTCGTAACTTATGACACCATATTTCATGAAGGCGATACGATAGCAATCATTCAGCGCATCGAGTACAGAGATACAATCATTCAAACGCGAACGATTAACCCTAAAAGCCGCTTTGATTACAAGTCCGAAGCGTTACAACTTCGCCACACTCTAAAGATGGAGCGCGAACAAACAAAGCAACTCAAGGAAGACAACAAAACGCTTAGAACACAATCAAGGACAGAACGCACGGATATACGCCAAACGAACCGCACAGAACGCACAGAAACACGAAAACAGCACAGAGGCGCACGAAGGTTTCTATTGTGTCTTATATCGTTTGTTGTCGGTGGAATAGTCGGCATGGCTTTTATGTTCAGGCATAGAACAAAGGTTTTGAAGTGGATAGGTGGTTTTTAAAATAATTTGACTAAATTTGTAAAATGAAAAAAGCACTAACAGCCATATTTGGCATATTTGTTTTCCTGATTTTCGTTCTTGACAGAATGATTTTGTCATGGACATTTAAACAGCTCCCATCGTTTACAGCATGGTTAGAAAACGACTTTGACTATACAAGTTACCAAACAATGAAAAGCAGCGTTTTAAGAGTGTTTACATTCGCTTGTTTAGCTGTGTTTCAATACTTCGCTGCGTGGTGGGTTATCCTAATCTTCTGGGCGGTTGTGTTGACAGTGTTAGGGATTATCGGATTTATTGAAATTAAAAAACAGAAACAATGAAAAAAGCAGTAATTTTATTAGCATTATTCGCATCAAGTTGTGTTAAAAATTACACATGTGAATGCGTAAAGACCTACAAGCCAACTGGCGAAACACAAACAGAAACGCATACTATTGAAGGCACAAAAGGTCAAAAGCCTTATGTAGTCGAAATGTGTGAGGGCTTAAGTTATGACAACGCGATTACGCAAGAAGTTTGTAAATTGAAGTAGGATGGCGGCTGAGATAGGAAATAAACACGCAGAAAAGATAACACGCGAAGATGCTGTTATTCTTGTTGACCTTGCATATTCTAAAATAGCAGAGGATTGTTATTTCCTTTCTCATTTAGCAGATGAATGTGATACATACAGACAAAAGTTCGAATATTTGCTAAAAAAGTTCAATGAAGACGAATATGTTTTTAACACGATAAAAAAGATTTACAACAAATGTGAATCTATTGTGATGAAAAAAACCGCTCAAGGAGAAATAACACCGTCTTTAGGGATATTTGTTTTAAAGGCTTATCACGGCTTAATGGAGGTATCAAAACAAGAAATTGACCATAGCAATACAGATGGAAGTTTGAAACCACAACCAACATGGATAATAGCAGACAACAGCACCAAGGATGAATGATAATCACAAAAGAATTTGCACCGTTATTTCAAAATGACTACATGGTTTGCGACTTGTATGGCGGTCGTGGTCGTGGTGGGTCGTATCATTTAACTACTCATGCGCTTTATGAGTTGCTCTTCAATGAAAATTTGCGGGGCTTTTTTGTTCGCCAAACTTCGACTACTATCTATTCGAGTATGTGGCAAGACTTGAAAGACCGTATTCAAGAGTACATAGACGAAGGTGGCAATGTTTCGCACTTGGAAATTAGCGATAATCAGTCAGGGGACAACATAGCGCGAAATCGTATCACTGGCGCCACAATCAAAACAGCATCTTTTCAAACATCAAGCGGCAAGAACACGGCTAAACTAAAATCTTTAGCGGGTGCATCTCATTTATGGGTCGAGGAGTTGGAAGAGGTCAATGAAAGCGACTACTTAAAACTTGAGGAATCATTTAGAAAGGACGGTGTCAAAATCAAAATCATTCGCTCGTTTAATCCGCCACCAAAAGAGCACTGGATTTGGAAGGACTACGACTTAATACCAATAACTGAAAACGAGCTAATTGAGAAGATTGAAACACTAAGCAAAGAGGACGGAATAACCGAATTAGTACACGCAAACAGGCGTAATGGTGTGCCATTGGATAACGTGTATTTAAGAGCACAACCAAAGGGCTACAAACACATAGCTATTGAGGGGAATTACGGCATAAACCGCAAGAACTTGTCTATTGATGCCATACGTAAATATGAAGCTCGCAAGTTCAATGATTTCGACTATTATTGCCGTACATACGTTGGACTAATCACATCAGGAAGTGAACGTGCGGTGCTTTCTGGAGCTGTTAAAATCACAAAGGAACAATTCTTAGAAGCTGAGGGCAATCTTATTTATGGTTTGGACTTTGGTAACACAGCCCCGAATGCTATGTTATTGGCTAAGATAGATGAAGATGAACAAAAGTTATACGTTTATGAGCTGCTATACAAGCCAGACACGGAAGATCCGCTACTCAAAGCAATGGAACGCCTGCAAATATCCAAGCAAATACCAATCATTCCAGACCGTGCGGGCAAATATCAAATCGGAATGCTTCGAGATAACGGATATGATGTTGTTGGTGTGAATAAATCACATGACAGAAACGTGAAAGCAATCAAAGATTTGAGGGCGTATAAGCTCTATTTTTGTGGTGAAAACCTATGGAATGAGTACTTAACATGGAAGTATGCAGAGAACAAAACTGGTGAAATGTTAGAAGATGAAGTTCCCATGAAGGGTAATGACCACTTAATGGATGCGTTAAAATATGCAATTGTAGGAAAAAATTATGCTGTAAATTCATTCAATGTTAAAATTTAAACTAACTTTGCCAAAATACTACAAATAAATGGCATTTTGGTCTAATTGGTTTGTCAATACAAATAACGTGGAGCAACCCCCATCGAGGTTGCATCACTTAGAGTTCTTGGATGGTAAATCTAAGGTACTTGATTTTAAGCCTTTGGAATGGTATAAGACTAATCCATTTGTTTACGCTGCAATAAATGAGCGTGCTAAAGGTGTGGCAAATGCTAAGTTTTACATCAAAACTGAGGACGGGGAACTAATACAAAACGAGCTTACAACGAAACTAAATCAGCCTAATCAATACCTATCACGAAACGAGTTTATATTACAACTCATGACTTATAAGGGCATTTGGGGCACTGGTTATTTGTACGTTAACAAACTTCGTGCATCTGAGCCATTGGATAAAGTTGATTTCTTAAACCTACCTACAGACCAAATCTATTTTGGCGATAAGTTAGCAACGGTAACAACTTACGACTATTTAATGGATTTGTTGTTGCGTAAAAAAGATGATGATTTAGATGTTTGGTATTGTGGATTAAAACAGACCGAAAAAAAGCAATTAGACAAACAGTATCTTTTGCCATTTTTTGACACTACAATATTTACAAATCCATACTATTCAGAAAGTCGTTTGAAGTCGCAGCGCTATATTGTGAGCAATATACAAGCGGCATTAGAGTCACAAAACACATTTCTTTCAAGTCCAAGTGGCATTGGTATGTTAGTTCCAGACACGAAGGATGACACGGGTGTTTTAAGACCGTTAAATCCAGAGCAAAAAAAGGAGCTTGAAAAATCATTAATGGATGATTATGGCAGTTTATCACATCAAAGAAATGTAAGAATAGTAAACAGCCCCGTGAGATATGAGAGCACTATTCAAGACGTTTCTAAGTTGAAGTTATCAGAAACATTGGTGCAAAACGGACTAATCTTGTTTGGTGCTTTCGATTTGCCGCGTGAAGCGTTTACAGCTATGTTGCAAGGTAGCACCTTTGAGAACCAAAAGACAGCGTTCAGGAACTTTATACAAACAGCCGCGCAAATTGAAGCGGATAGTATTGCCAACTCGTTGGATGTTTTATTTCCAAGCACTGAGGGGAAATTAGTTGCAGACTTTAGCCACATGCCTATTATGCAAGAGAATGAAAAAGAAAAAGCAACTACACTACAAACGAACGTTAATAGTTACAGTAAGTTATTCGCAGACGGGGTGTTAACTATTGAAGAATATAGAAGTTTAATTGAAAATACTGTGAAAATATGAACAAGTACATAAAAATGCTCCACGAGCAAAAGATGAAAAAAATAGGTGGCATAGTAGAGAAAGTTGAAGCGCCTAAGCCGAAAAAAACACGAAAAAAGAAAGCCAATGATAACGACTAAGGACATATTAAGCAAGACGTTTGCTGACAAAATGGATAGAACGCGTTTCATTCAAAAGAACATGGATGACTTGTTTCGTTTGAAGCTATCTGAATATAAGAACAACGCAAACAAAGCGATTGATATTAACCGTTTAGAGGCTAATTTTGCGCCACAAATTGAAGATATTACGACTGATATAATCGAGGTCAAGGCGTTGATTAGTTCAACCAATATCATTGATTCACATTTGGACTTACATACATTCAAAGCATGGAATAAATCTGTAAGCGATAACAAATCGACCTACATTTTGCAAGAACATCAAAACAAGTTCACGCACGTTCTAAGCCGCAAAGGGGCGAACACAAACGAGGTTATGAACTTCAAGAACTTTGGCTTTAATGAAATGGACTTCACAGCAAACATATCCACGTTTCAACTAAAGCGCGAAGATAATCCGTTTATGTTCGACCAATATGCACAAGGTAAGGTTAACAATCACAGCGTAGGGATGTTGTATGTAATGGGTAAAATAGAATTAGCTTATTACGATGAGGACAGCGAAAAGAATATGCAGTACTTTGAGCGCATGAAAACACAAGCTATAAATCCTGAAATGGCAGACGAATATGGCTTTTTCTGGGTTGTTTCAGAGGCTGTGAAGCGTGAAGGGAGCGCGGTTGTATTTGGTTCAAATCCAATAACTCCCACATTAAGTGTAAAAAATTACGAGCCGCGAAAGCACTCGGAATCCAATAAAAACGAGCCGCCACAAGGCACTCAAAACGAAGTAAGTAAATTGTTAAATTTGATTAAAGTCTAAAAAAATGGAAAAGACAGTAGAACAAATTGCTCAAGAAATCAACGAAAAGTTGGCGAGCGCTGCATCTAAAAGCGATTTTGATGCTCTTAAAGCTGAGGTAACAGCCCTAAAAGATACCGAAACAATCTCTAAAGGAGATTTTGACAAGTTGGATAAAGACATCCAAGAAATGGCAGAGAAGTTGAACAAGTTAGGCACTGCTAAAACAGCGGTTAAAGGTGTTGCAACGTTTGAAATCTCTAAGAACATCAAAAAAGAGGGAACTTCTCCTGCAGATTATGATGCGTCTGGTGTGATTAAATCAGACCAAATCCACAACTTGTTTGTGATTGACGGTGGCGAATTTGACGAAGACGAAGCAAACGCGGATGCTGCTATCATTACATTGACAGCACAGCCAGTTCGTTTATCAGAGCGTCAGAGTTCAAGCCAAGAGTTCATTAACACAATTTCGCAGTTGGCTGAGCCTGTATTGATGGGTCAAGCTATCCAAGCGGCTGTAGTGTACGATGAAACTGGTGAAGCGGCTGTAGTAGGTGAAGGCAACGACAAGCCTATTGTAGCTCAAAAGCCGAAAATTGAAAAAGTTGAGGCATCTGTAGTTGCTCTAGCATGGTACGAAACGGTGCAATACATCAACCGAATGGGTATTTTCAGAACGTTCATTAACAGAAATGTTATGGCACGTTTCATGGATACGCTTGCTAACTTGGTGATGTCAGCAATCAACGGTGTGGCTACTTCATGGACTTTGCCTACAGGGTTTAACCTTGTGCCAAGCCCGAACAATTACGATGCTTTAACTGCATTGGCTGTTTATATTGAATCATTCAAATACAGCCCAACGCACGTTATAATCAACGTTGTTGACATGGGAAATATGTTCACTAACAAAGGTTTGGACGGACATTACACATTGGCAAACGGTGGCTCTATTCAGCTTATTGACGGTGGTTCAACATTGATTATCAATGGTAGCGCTATTCGTGTGATTAAAGTAGATACAAACATCCAAGCAGTTGGAACGGTAACTATGTTTGACGTTTCTAAATTGCGCTTTGGACTTTCACCACAGTTGAGAACAATGGTAAACCCATACGAATACTGGAGACAGAATATCGTAGGTAACTTGTTGGAGGGTGCTTATGCAGTGTTATTGCCATCAAACCACGAAAACGCGGTTGTAACTGCAACGTTTGAAAGCATTATTGAAGCTATTGCAGCACCTTAGCCAGAAGTTGGTGGCGGTGAGTAATTAATTAGTAACCAATGGAAATGATAGTGATGCTTTAGGGTGTCACTATCTTACCAAAACCAAAGAGAAATGACGATTGTAGCAGCAGATTTTGAAGGCAAATGGGCGGTAGGTCAGGCTTATGGTGATGACAAATTGAATGCTTTTATTGATAAGTACAGGCGACAAATCTTAGTTGATTTGATGGGCGTGGAGCTTTTCGAGGAGTATGAAAATGACGATGCACCATTTGCGGATATACTAGCGCCTATGAGTGTGCAAAAGCATAATCAAATTTTGCATTCAATCGGATTAAAAACTATGCTACTTGACTTCATTTATTCATTTTACATCAATGAAACACAGCACACAGCGACAAGTGGCGGGACGGTTGTATTAGCTCAAGAGGGTGGCAATAGACCGTATATCACAGCCAATGTCAGTGCTATGTATTACAATGATGGATTTGAAGCATACCGATGTATTCAGGCTTATTTGAAAGCAAATTTTGAAAACTTCAAAGGTGTTAAGAAAGAACTTGTATGGAATTACTAAGCGAAATAATCAGAGGTGAAATAGTTGCCAAAATGAACAACATGATTCGTGTTAGCGAGGTTGTTGGGACTTTTGGTGAACAAGTTACATCTGTGAAGTTTTGTGATTACAAGTGGCTTTCAATGTATCAAGGCAAAACATTTGGAGCGTATGCTTATGGCAATATTGCAGAGAATGGAAGTGTTTTGATTACAGCACCAACGAATCTGAATGTGGGGGATTTAGTGCCTTTACCTTTGCCAACGTTCTTTTGGGGAACGCCAATGAACACGGTGGAGGAGTGGCATAATTTCGCTACACGTGAAGAGGATAAGCTACCGTTTATTTGGCTTGTTCAACCTACAAAGTTGAAGTATAATGACTACAGACAAACGGTAAAAGTAGTAGCGGATTTGAACTTGTTTTTTGTGCATTACTCAAATTGGAAACAAACAAATGAGTATAGAGAGAATCAAAGCATCAAGCCATTACAAGCTATTGCGGATGAGTTTGTGGCAACTATTAACAGAAACGGTAAATGGTTCAACAAGCTAAGACAAAACACAAGAACGGAGCATCCACGATTTGGTAAAGAAAGCACAAAGGGAGTCGAAGAGACGGTATTCAGGTCAAAATTGGCAGCGGTTAAATTGGTTACGAGTTTAGATATTAAGGAAAATTGTAAATGTTAAAAAATTAGAAATTATGGGAAATTTTTGTGATTGCACCTCAGGTGCTAAAAACTTAGGACAAGCTAACTGCGATGCGGTTTTAGCGTCCATTGATAAAATCTTATTCAAGCAGCGCTTAAATGCGGACGGGTCAATCCCTGCGATTGATTTTGCACCTGCAAACGCTCCGTTCAACGCTGCGTACCTTGCAACTTATTTGCAAGCAACGCCAATGCGTAACCGCTACATTGTGGCTGCAAACGTTGACGACTACGAGTTTGAAATGAACGACAGAGAGGTAGTTGAAACTGCTAATTCTCGTGAATACAAGGTTCGTGATGGACATATCCAAGTGACTTACAACGTTTATGGCGCGGTTGGTTCATCTATTTCGCTTTACAGCCGTTACAAGCAATTAGAGTGTGGCGAATGGGGTATTAATCCAATTGATGACAAAGGTCAATTAGCGGGTGTTTTAGATGGAACGGATATGAAGTTGATTCCTATCAATTCAGTTCAGGTGAAGTACGGAGCGCAACAAAATAGCGGTCAAGTGGCACACGTTATGATTACGTTCAGAATCCCTCACACATTCGACTGGGGTTCAGTTCGTTTGTTCCAACCTGATGTTGAAGCGGGTGACTTGAATTTGTCTGAAATCATGCCTATTGTTCCTTTGAACTTGTCAGGAATTGCCGCCACTGATTCATCTGCTGATGTTGATGTTGTGGTTTTCCAAGAGGCGACTCAAATCAGTTCAGGAAATGGACAGGCTGGTATTCCAATGGTGGGATTGATTCCTGCTAATTTCGTGGTAACTCGCAACGGTTCACCAGTTGTGGTGTCGTCTGTGACTGAGAATGCTGATGGGGATTACACAATCACTTTAGCAACGGCAAACACTACAGGCGATGTGTTAACAGTTCAGGTAGTTGCTCAGGGCTTTGAAAGCTCAGTAAGCACAATTACTGTATAATGTCAACAATCCGATTCAATGAGCAATGGTTAATCAAAGCAACTGTCAAAGAAGTCAGGGCAACGTTTAAGAGCAACAAACGCCAACTTGACTTAGCACTTGCCAGAAGAGCCGAATTGCTCAAGAAATAAAAACGAGGGGTTGTGAGAAATTGCAACCCCTTTTTTGAAGTATGCTAGCAGAAACAGCCATAGGAGAGTTATTAGAGCGCATTGAGCAAATCGATGAGGGTAAAATATGGCTTGAGGTAGCGGATAGTGAAGAGGCTATTGATGCCATAGCAGAGGCGCAAAGGGAGCAATTACGCAAAGGACAGCGACCTGATGGTAGTAGTTTTCCCGATTATTCGCCAACGTCCGTAAACGTGTACGGTAAACCACAAGGAGCAATACAATGGTACGACGACGGGGAGTTTTACGATACAATTGGAACGGTGGCAACGGATAAGCAATTACAGTTCTTTGATGCGCTTACAACGGGAGACAATGGCGAAGATATTAACTTAGAGGAAAGATACAATGAAACTATTTTGGGTATTCAAACAGACAATTTCACGGATATTAACGAAACATTCGCGGCAAAGTACATCGAGCAACTTGAAATCCTTTTGGGTATCAGTTGACGAATGCCCAATGTATAATTGGAATAAAGTCTATTCGGAGGGCAAATGGGAGTATCTGTTAAAAAATGAACAACAAGCCGATAAATTTAAACCATTGGATTTTGTCGAAGCATCAGATAGACTGATGGATGATTTTATCAAAGTGTTTGGATTTTCAAAACAATTTAAACGTTTGTTAAAAATTCGCGTAAAATGTCTAAATTTGAAACGTGAGTATATTAAGACTTCAAACCGTTTTTTGGTAAATAAAATAGCGGTTTTGGAGCAGGAAATTGAAGAGCTGAACAAACTATTATATCAAGGTGGAAATAACGACTTTGATAAGCAATTAGTCCGAATAGAAAAATGGTATGGTATGCCAATAGACTTGAAAATTACCACAGTTAAGAAATTCAAATCAATAGAGCAAGAATATGTCAACGCCAATAAGCAAGAATCAAATAATCGAAGAGGGGGTATTAGATAACCTCTTAAATCCTTTGAAATTAGCTCAAGAAGAGTTACGCAAAACAGATGCTGAATTGCAAAAGTTCGCGGATAGCATGGGTAAATTAGGCAATGCTGAAAGTGCTAAAGGCATTCGGGAACTTGCAGAAGCTGAAAAAGAATTGAACGCGGTGTACGAAACCAAAAAGAAAGTACAACGAGAATCTATTGATGTTGACAATGAAGCCGAAAAGATTAAGAAAAAGATTGCACAGGCATCTAGTGACGAAGCAAAAGAATTAGCATTACTTAAAGCCGAATTAGCGGAAGTAAACCGCGAACAACGAGCAAACGCTAAAGCAACAAACGAAAATTTAACAGCATACAAACAGCTCGAAAAAGAAACACGAAACGCAAAGAATGAATCCAAAGAATTAGGGGCACAACTTCGACAATTAGCCAACGAGGGCAAGCAAAACACAGATGAATATAGGGCATTATCCGATGTTTACCAACAAGCCACACAAAGAGCCGCGAGTTTAGACAAGGAGTTAAAAGGACTAGATAAATCAGTTGGGGACAATTTTCGAAATGTAGGGAACTACGAAAGCGCATTGAATGGACTTAACCAAAAGATGGAAGAGGGCGGAATGTCGATGCGCCAAATGTCCCAACTTATTAAGGAGTACCAAAGAATTGCTATTGAAGCGGGTCAAACTTCACCAATTGGTCAGCAAGCCTTAGCACAAGCGGGGCAATTGAAGGATAAAATTAGTGATGTTGGGGCGGTAACTAAAGCGCTATCAACTGATAATATCAACCTCGATGCTACTTTCTCGGTTATCAAAGGCGGTGCGGGTGCGTGGCAAGCATACGCGGGATTTGCTCAAATAGCGGGCAAAAAGAATGAGGACATAATGAAGGGCTTGCAAAAGTTAGCAGCTATCCAGTCCATTTTGAACGGTCTAAAACAAGTTGAAGCCACTATCAACAAGAATAATATTGCGCTACTTCGCCAAACGACAATATGGCAAAAGGCAAGCGCGGCAGGGGCGTTGTTGTACGCTAAAGCGACAGCGATTAGTACAGCCGCGATGGGTAGCGCAACGACAGCATCACGAGCGCTTACAATTGCGATGCTTGCAATACCATTTGTGGCAATTGCAGCAGGTATAGTGTTACTGATAATGCACTTTGACAAGGTCAAAGCAGCGATTGAAGATGCTGTAAATTGGTTTGATGAATTACGTGAAAAATCGGTTGCGCTTAAATACACTTTTGCGATATTACTAGCACCCATTAACGCGGTTATCAAAGGCTTAAAAATGTTGGGAGTGATTGAATCCGATGTTGCCAAACAAGCGACTAAAGCAGCCGAAGCACAAGCTAAATTTATGGCAACAAGGCGCAAACAGATTGATGCTGCAATTCAGGACAACAAGCGACTTAGAGACACAATCAATAAAACGTATGACTTTGAAATAGCCAAAGCACAAGCAGCGGGGAAAGACGTGTTTGCTTTAGAGCAAAAGAAACGCGAGGAAATGATATTGACTTACAAAACGGATTTGAAGTTAATGGCAGCCCGCGCACGTTTGGAAGTGAGCAACATCAAAGCAGCCTTGAAACTTAGAGAGGATATAATTAAAACACTTGACGAAATCAACACGCTCGAAAATGAGATGAAACTTGCGAATATTTCCCGTGAAAAGGAAATGAATGACAAAGCACAGAAACTTCGAGAAGAACGCTTAGCACACGAAAAGAAACTACTTGAAAACCTCAGGGCGCAACGACTAGCAGAGTTTGACCAATTTTTACAAGATATTGTAAAATTTAACAGCGATGAACTTTTATTAACAAAGTCAAAACAAGAGCAAGAGGAGTTTTTGGTGTCTGAAAAATACAAGAAACTACTTGAACAAGCCAAAAAATACGGTCAAGATTTAGCACCAATTGAAGCAGCACGAGATAGGGAGTTAGCCGAAATTAGCCAGCGATATGCGATGCAAGCCGAAATCGACAAACAGAACGCATTGAACAAGCAAATTGAGCTTAACAATATTGAAAATTCATTGACTCGTGAGCAGTTTGAACGCTTAGAACGTGAGCGAAAAATTGCGCATTTGGAGAAAATGATTGAGATTGAAAAGGCATACGGACGCGATGTGATGGATATGGAAATCCAATTAGCGCAAATGAAACAAACGCTTCACGAAGAGGACAACAAGAAAACCGAATCACAAGCTCAAGAAATTGCAAGCCGAATAACGGATATTTATAACAAATCCGCTGATTTGGCTATTGCATCACTTCAAAGACAACAAGAAGCGGCCGCGAATATGTTTAGTGCATTTGCTCAAATGGCTGCGAGTGGCAATATACAAGCCTCACAATCAATGGCTGAAATGATTGAGCGCCAAGAGCAATTACAAAGACGACAAGAGCAAATTGAACGTAGAAAATTAGCCATGCAAAGAGCAACGGGTGCAAGTGCGATATTGACAAAAGCACTTGAAGCGGGTAAACCTTTACCGACAGCATTAGCCGAAATGGGGGCATTCTTAGCGACTACACTTCCATCTTTTTACGAGGGAACGGAAAACACAGGCAAAGGTGGCAAACTTGACAAGAATGGTGGATTTTTAGCCACACTTCACAAAGGCGAGCGGGTTATAACGGAGAACCAAAACCGATTAATCGGAGACGTTTCAAACCCCGTTGTTGCGGACGTGGTTTACAAATGGAGAACGGGTCAATTAGAAAATAACGCGGGCAATAGTGCCGAATTGATGTACCGATTGACAAGCGAAATGCAAGAAATCAAGAAAGCAATCCAAAACCAACCGCAGCAAATTGTGGGACTTGAAGAAACGCTTGCAGGGATTGTTAAATTGACCGTAAACACGAAAAAAGGCTCACATACTAACTCAAATCGATTCCAGTCATGATACAATATTTCTTAAATAATGAGCCATGCAATCCGCAAAATGCGCAGGACATCAAATTTCGGATTGATTATGAGGACCGTTCACGTGTTTCTGAATATGAAATAACGATTGAAAACCTAATCTTTGTTAATGAAGACAAACAGCGCATCCACCAATGGATGTTGACATACGGGCGCTTCGTTGGCATGCCTTTTTCGGTGCAATTTTCAAACGGTCTTATAATCCCTTACTACATTGATTTTACAGACGATGCAACTACTTGGAATGAAACACATTTCCATGCTAAAATAAAGCGCTACCGAGCAAACGCAAACTTTTTCGACAGAGCAAATGGTTTGTCGTGGCGCTTAGTGAATTGGAACACGTCTGATTTTACCGATATTGAGTACATTATAATCCCTGAACAACAACCTTTATACTTTATTACGTTGTCTTTGGCTTTGTTTTCGACAGCTCAAATGCTTGCCAAATCCGTTCGTGAAATAGCTGAGGGCATAAGTGATGTTACAAAGGCAATTATACCAGTAGGTTTTCCACCCGCTCCAGATTGGGGCGCAATAGCAGTAGCGGCAATCAAACTACTTGCGCGAATTGCTGAAGCCATAGCGCTTACTATTGCAATGATTAGACTTATGCAGCAAATCATTGAAATGGTCATGCCGAAAGTGCGCACATTCCGCGATATTCCATACTTGAGGCTACTTCAAAAAGGCATTCAGCATTTAGGATATTCGACTGATTTCAGCGACATTATGGAACTTATGCCGCTTTCATTCTTAGGCACACCCGAACGCAACTTAAACGGTGGCTTATTTCGTGAAATATTCATGCCGAACACCTTAGCGTTATCAAATGGTTTCCCAACTGAAATGGATTCAATACCGACATTAGGGCAAGCAATAGAGCGCTTAGAGGAGTTGTTTTGTTTGCGCACAACCGTAACGAATGGAGTTGTACGAATGGAGCGTAGAGTGAATCAAAGCGTGTTAACAAACCCTATTCCGTTAGCTTATAACAATCAAGAAGCAGCACTAAATCAACGCAAGTTCAATCAAGAATTTTGGAAGCGTAAGATTCTACTTTGGAGCAAAGATTCAAAAGATGTGTGGACTTATGACGACAAGCGCGGGCACTTAGCAGAATTGGATTCTAGCGCACCAGTAACACCAGACCCAAACTTAACCCTAATCAAAGGCTTCGCACAAGTAAACAATCCGTTTGCTTTGGCATCCCGAAAAGAAACATTCACAAGGGTAGAAAAGTTCTTGAAAGCCACGTTAGCGCCCGCAGTTGATTTATTCACAAACGGTGGTTTTTCGTCACGAATTAACAACCGTATCGGTGTCATGGTCATAAGTTCGCAGTATTTCACGGTCAATAAGCTACTTTGGAAACAAGGAAATAAGATAGCATCAAACCACAGACAACGACTTTCAGCAGTTAATATTTTAACACAATGGCACGGAAGCGAATCAGTTTTTAACAGAAACAAAGAAGTAATTGAAAATTTACCTATTCGAATGACGGAAAACTATTTTTTGTTATTATCTTCACAAAATGTAGTAAATTTGTCGAATGGTGAGCAAGCCGAAATAGTGAGTATTGAATGGAGTGAAACAGAGCACGAAGCAAGCGCCACTATTTTAGTAAATAGTGAGTATAATGTTAATGTAACTGAAACGGTGATTTACAATGGAATTTAAAGGACTTGAAAACATGGCTAAATTGCTAAAGGATGCCAAAGCATTAGAGCAAAGCGCACAAAATGGGCTATTGTTTTGTGAGGAATTGATGAATAAAGAGGGGTTGAATGAGGAGCAAAAGCGCGAAATTGAAGTAGCGAAAAACAGAATTATGAACGGATTAAAAGACTTAGACAATGTCAATAATAACTGGAAATAAGCTATTCACGCGGGTTGTTGGTGGACAACAATCAAACTACTTATTGAGCGCCAAAGACGACATAATAGAATGCCGTTATGATTTGTCTTTTAGATTTAATTTTCAAGCAACAAGTTTTCAATCAGTAACTATACTTAACGCTAATCAATTACAACTAAATAGTGGTGAATGGGCTGATTTAGGTATGCTTGATGGGGACTTGTTAAACTTGGTTATTATCAACGCTACAAACCCCTACAATGACGGTATTACGGTACAATCAATCAACGGAAATGTACTAACATTCACGGGTGGCGCTCCGATTCCTGCCGTTCACAATGGCGCAAGTTTTCCACAACCAACTGGCGGCACGAATGACAGCCAAATGCTGATATTGAACACATCAGCAACGACAGTCGAACGGATTGAAGCGCAATTTAACTTAGTAGAAAATAGCGGTTCAGATACGCCAAACTCGTTAATTGACGGTGAAGTTAATCAGATTAGATTCAATGTTGCGGGGCTTGCAATATCTTCATCAGTTTCAGGAACACAAGTTGGTTTGCGTTCGGGTGGAGCTATAATTTCAAGCACTTGCGAACGTATTACACCGATTACAAACTACGATTTCTCATTCAGAATTACGGTGCAATTTTATAATTGGCTTGCATACGAACAAGGCGACTTAGAGCGTCCAGAGTGGTATTTAGCGAATCAATCAATCAAGCCGTTTGTGCGTTCATCTGTTTTCAGAGTGGCAACAAATCCAAACAGCACAATAATTGTAAACGATGGATTTTCTCAAGGCAATGTTGGATGGTATAACGAAAATTATAATCAAGGCACTAATCCGTTTACTTTTACGGTTGCACTAACGGACGGTACTAATCCAGTCGATGGAATACGCTACAACGCACCGACAGTCGTAACCATTAACGTAAATGGAACGGGAACTTTCACAGCATCTTTTTTAGCGGCAATTTACAGACTTCACTTTGATGACGACTACAAAAACAACGGTTTTTCTTGGATGCAAAACGCGCTTTTAGCGTATGTTTCAAACTCCTTAAATCAGTCCTATGGTATTGCGGGCGCTCAGTTCACTATCTCAGGAATGACATACAACAACGCAACGCCAAACACGTGTAGTTTAACATTCACTTTGACACCCTCGACAGCCTTAGCGACTTTATTTGAACAAGCGGGCTTTGATAACAGATATGTGCGCTTAGGCTTGACCGTTCAAACAACGGGAGGGACAGCGACAAACAACGACCGAACGACTTTATTAATTTGGGAGGGTCAAACCATAGCGGGCGTGGTTACGGGGCAACCAATGACAGAATTGACCTCATTCCGCGCGGATAACCATATCGACATAGATCGCACCATTCATTTTACAGAAGACGATGTGCGGGTGCATGGTATTTTCACTTTGAACAAAGCGGATGATTACGATTCGGTAGGTATGAAAGTACAAGTCGTTCGCGCGGCAGATGGGGCTTCGTTTGATTTGTTTGCTCGAAATATTAATAGCGCATTATTTCCATTAACACCTGACAATAAGCGACTGTTTAACTACTCAGAATCATTGGATTTTGAATTGCCTAATCCGAATAGAAACGAAATAACATTAGCGTTTAACGGTATAGAAAACACAACGACTTATCAAGTGGCTTTCAACTTTCCGTTCTTGTTTTCTTGGAGATACTGGCAACCGAAAATCAACGCTTTCAATGAGTTTTTTGACATATTTTTACCTCAAAACGGCAAGAATGATGAATGGATTCGCTACCTACAATTATCAGGCTATGATATTCGTATCCGTTTGGAATTGACAAAAGACGGTATAACCGATTTCTACAATCACCCTGCAGCATTGCTTAACTATGACGATGGAGATTGCACGACTGTTATAACCATTGAAGATGAAGATGGAAACACTTTGCCCGCGTTAATTGAGGGACAAACGAATATCATTAAGGCGGTGCATACTAATCCATTGGGGTGGGACTTAACTTCGCCTTGGGGATGGATAGCAGCACGACCTTATGAACAAGAGCCACGAAGATTAATATCAAGTGAATATTTATACGCATCTAATAACTTGCCTTTGCTACCTTTAGAGGGTCAAACAGAGGCAGAATTGACCGTTTCAGGACTTGATGTTATTGTTAAATCTCGAATCAATCCAACGGGATTAGGTGGCAGTTACAGTATAATAGCGCGAGTTGGTGATGTGGATTTCTCTAAGAATCATAATACGCATATTCTCAAAACAAGTGTAGTTAAATTACCTATTCAAACAACCTTTGAGGATAGAGGTTATAAGACTTGTGGCGAACCGCGTTTGGCTTTAGCATCAGAGGACACTTGTTGCCAATGGAAAAACGATGTTTATGGAATTTCCTTAATTGCGGATAGTATAACAGTTGAATTATTACACAACGGTACACTTGTTCCCGCTTTGGGAGCGTCTTTAAACTTTCCGTTTCAGGAAAATGCAAGCGGTTTTATAATTGACTGGCGGGCTAATCTTTTAGAATATGGAGCGGGTTGTGTTAAGGTAAAAGTTACCTATGTAATTGAAGGTATTGAAGGCTACTATTGGGATAGCGTTTGGGATTTAATGCCATATTCAGTTGAAGCGTCCGAAAACACGGTACAACTATTAGTGAATTATGACGATTTGGTTAAACAAGACGGCATTAATTACACTGGTTCTGGTTTTTATACCGCGATTAGATTTCACGGATTCTTTGGCAACGAGCAAATCAACTCACAGCACAACAACTTACTAAAGTCAAATGATTTGCGGGTGAAAGTTAGGAATTTCTCAGCACCAAGTTACGACCTTAGAACGCGACCTTTGACGCGATGCTTGACACGTCCGATTAAACACATGCTTTTGAACGCTTCGAATATTTGGGTATCAGATTTCAACATGTGGAATCACGAGGAATATCGCTATTTTAACGTGATTTTGAGCGAAGATAGCGGAATCGAATTTGAAGGAGATGAAACATTCAAGCGCTCAATCAATTGCGTGTTATTGGATAAAACGTGGAAAACAGAAAGTAAATTTAGCGACAAAGAAGCGCAACCGCCAAATGTGAGTGAGATTATTTCGTGTACAGGGTCAGCACCATGCGAACCCATCACAGTAAGCATAAATGATGTTTTAGTAGCCGAACCTGAATGCGGTGACGAAATAGAAATTAACGTCACTTTGAATGGTGAACAATCGGGAACTTGGAATGCAGAAACGCAGACTTGGGAGATTGTGCAAGAATGCGAACCACCTCAAGTCATTTGGGACGGAGATTCGAATTTCCCATTAGCGACATTAGACTGTGGCGAAGTATTGGACATCAACTGCGAAACACTGATAAACGGTGTTGTTGTGGAGATTGGTGGCGATGAAACGTTTTTTGGATTTTTCAGAATATCAGATGGTTATCCACAGTATACAAATGATTTAGGAAGCGTTTATTATATTGTAAATGAATGGGGAATTGGTATTGATGGTGGCGACACTATTTTAGCAGAAGCAGGCACAGAACCTTTCCCATGGCTAGCTACATGGCCAGAGGGTATAACAGTACGTCAAGCGACCATATCAGATGCTTGTTGTGATTGTGAGCCTACACCATGCGCAGACGGTGTGGTTACAGTCAACAGAGACGGGGTGTTTTTTGATACCGTTCCCGTTGCAAGTGGTGGCACAGCGACTATCAACGTGCCTAGTAGTTGTCCCGTAATCATTGGAGCAAACGTTCTTAAAACAGGGCAAACAACATCTTATAGAACTGGTGACGATGGAGACGATGAAAGAGGGCGTGCAAGCAGTTTCATGGTCTTAGCGTCAAATAATCCATTTGGCAACACAAACAGATTCACAGCCTTAGATGGGACACAAACCTATGCTAATAATGTTATATTAGATTGGTCAAGTTATGACGGTGCGCGAGTATTAGGGTACAACACAACAGACTTTGCAACAATAGCAAACTGGAACACGCAAATTGACAACGCAGTAGCAGCAAATCATTTGTCGTATACCAACTGGAGAATGGCTAACATTAACGAAATAGCTGTTATTGGACACTTACAAAACGGTACATCAGCGGGCTTCAGTTTGAATTATGCACCGTTCAGTCTATCGGATGGGATTGTTATACATAGTAGCACTACAAACGCGGGTACAACAACCGCAAACATGCAGCGCTTAGCCAATGGAAATTTAGGTTCAGCAGCAAAAACGGGAACAGGGCGCAGAATTGACGTTAGATATTTTACGAATGCCGAATTAGGAATATAAATCAGAATCATGAATAAATACAAATTTGAAAATTACAGCATAGAGATTGTTGACCCCGTTATTACACGGCTGCAATACTTTGGAGAGCACGGCTCAAGCACCATGCAAATTATAGCCACACTTCAAACGCCTGACGGTTCTGTCTTTGGCGGCATTGATTTGGGAGAGTTTGTCTATACCGAGCCTTTTGATGATGCTCAAGTTATGTCATGGGCTTTGCTCGAATTAGAAAATTATTTATCTTTGTAAAAAATAGAAACCATGGAAATCATTAAAAAACATTGGGCATTGATAGGCTTTATCTTAGCCTTTGCCTTAGACACGCAGTTTGGCGTACTTGAATCACTAATCGGTAGTGAGCAATGGGTAAACATTATTCGAGGGCTTGGAGCTATTGTATTGGCGTATTTCTGGCAAAATGAAAACAGCCTTAGAATCGGTGGCGGTGGTATCAAAAATCCAAAGGGCGGTGGTTAAGATTTTCGAAAAATATCTCTATTTGATACCGATTGTAATGGTGTGCGCGACTTTGCTTAGTAATTTCGTGGAGTTCAATTATGTAGTTGTTGGCAATATCTTAGGTTATTCTCTATTGACAAACATTATTGGATATACCTACTTTAATCGACACCGTTCAAAGCATTGTTTCTTTTCGAGAAACGTTTGGTTTGCTTTAGGAGCTATCAATGTAGTAGATATTATAGGGGTGTTCATTCCTTATGCTGAATATTCGAGTTTGTTCACGACCGTTGTTTGCAGCGTTTGTTTATTGTTTTATGTAGTAGATAGATTGAGATGGCTTTAAACGAAAATTTACCCATTATAACGACTGGAGTAGTCGGACTTGTAACAACCATAGCGGCATGGTCATTAGGTGGTCGCCACAAAGCGCGAAATGAGTATTCTGATAGCATCACAGCGGGAACGGATAAAATAGTGGACACCTCAAAGAAACTACTTGAAACAATGGAGGCAATGCTAGAACAAGAACGCGAACGTGTTAATGTAGAGCGTCAACATGTAACCTTAGAACGTGAGCATCGGGAAATGTGCGAACAAGCGTTAACAGAGCATAAAAAACTTCTTGACAATCTCAAAAAAGAAGTAGAAGAGTTAAAAAAAAATGATTAAAAAACCCTATACACGAATAACTTATGATTAATCTACAAGAAAAACTAAGCGCAAATTTCACTTTAGGCGAATACCTCGAAAGCGCCACAGCACGCAGCCGAAATTTCACAGAACAATTCAATCCACCCGCTAACATTATAGCGAATATCCGAATGATTAACGAGCGCATACAAGTTGTGAGAACGCAATTTGGAAAGTCATTGCGATTCACAAGTGGCTACCGTTGCCCGCGTTTAAATACAGCCGTTAATGGTGCAAAAGCATCGGAGCACTTGGACGCTTTAGGAGTGGATATTTCAACAAGTGGAATGAGCCAAAAAGACGTGATTGATTTGATTGAAATGTTTATTATGCAGGGATGTAAGCGCATCGGATTGGGACGTACATTTATCCACGTTGGTTTTAGTCGCCAAAGACAGCACCCGCAAAACGTTGTCTTTGACTATCAAGGAGCAAACGCAACACCCGCTTATCTATTGCCACATCGAAATAAGTGGATAGGCATGATGCGCACAACGAAATAAATATTACCTTTGTCTTGTTTAGTTGTTTGGGGAAAGCGTATCAGAAATGGTGCGCTTTTTTTATATTTGCAAAATGGAACAAGTAAAACACCCACAACATTACGGAGGCGAAACGAACCCGTATGAAGCTATTAAGGTTATTGAAGCATGGGAATTAGGCTTTTGCCTCGGTAACGTGATAAAGTACATTTCCAGAGCGGGTAAAAAAGACCCCACAAAGGAATTACAAGACCTCGAAAAAGCAAAATGGTATCTGGATAGGCATATTTCACGACTTAACAACCCTTGATTTTACTGGCTTTGTAAATTATTTTTATTTTTTTTTTACATTTTGTATTGTCAATTCAAAATAATACTATATCTTTGCCTCAACAAAACAACTAAAAACTAAACAAGATGAAAGCAGAAGTAATTAAATCAAACGGTTTCACAACTAGAAGAATTGAAACAAGCATTTCTAAAGGTGTTTTCGGTGGTGCTTGTAACCATGTTATAGGATTGTTTAATTCTGACGGGAAAGTACTTTGTTTGAATGGTGTGCCATATTTTCCAGCAGGCAGAAAAGATGCTTTTGCTTCTTTAATACTAAGCGGTGATATTAATAGCCCAGCTTTTTCTTTTGAAAATTACTAAACCAACAACGGGGAGCAGCATCCGACCAACTGCATTAACAACTAAACTAAACAACGATGAACAACTTTGAAAAAACATTTGAAACACGCTACGGCAACCAAACAGCCGAAACGCATTATTCAGTTGAGTTTGCAGGCTTCGGAACATGGTCACTAATATGTAACCTTAACTTTGAGGGCGAACGTGAACTACACACGCTTAAAACGCATGACAGCGAATGGATTGACGAACTAACCTATTTGCAAGGCGAAGAGAAGCAGGACGCAATAGCTGAAAAGTTCTGGTCACTCGACACGAAAAATGACGTTATCGAATCAGTCGAACTTTGGATAAGCGAAATGTGCGAAACATTGCAAGAAGATTGCGACAGATGCGAGGGAACTGGGACAATGCACACACATGAAGACTTTGTTGTGAGTGGCATCGAATACCATGACGACATCGAAGAAGAGTGTGAGCGTTGTGGTGGCAGTGGTGAATGTTCTAAGGCTAAGAATTGTTAACATAAAACAACTAAACAACATGAAAACAGGTAAAGCAGTAATGGTGACACTCAAAGATTCACCATATTTAAACAAGCGCGGATTAGTGGTTAATTGCAACGCGCACCGCTCAACAGTTGTGCTCAAAGATGGCACGAGCATTCAGATTAGCAACAAGCATTTGGTCGAGATTGCGCCTTATACGGATATGAGCATCCAAAACAAGGTAGCAGTTGGAATCAAGGCAAAGATTGAAGCGAAGTTAAAGGAGTGTGAAAGCGTAAACACGTCCGAATCTATTGTTTTGGCTAAGTTTTGCAGGGAACTTTTAAACGGGAACGCATGAACAAAACACATAAACACCGCATTTTAGCCATTCTGCGCGGACTTGACTACGCAGACCAAGCAAAGATATTAGATAGCTGCAAAAAGTCGCTTAAAACGATTGCAGAGCGCAAAGAAAGCCTAAAAGATTGGGGAACTATTCACAGAACTTTAATACTTGAAAATGACAACTAAAGAAGTAGCCAAAATATTAGGGCAACCAAACACGAGAATCACGAACTTAGTAAAAGACCGTAAGCTAAAAGTTAAGCGGTTGAAATCGGGCTATTGGTACACGAATGAGGATGTGGAAAGAATACGACAAGAAGTTGAGCGCATTGATAATTTACGCAAAGACAAAATTGAGTTTCTAAATCTATTCTGGAATGAGATTAAAGACGACAACAAGCGCAAAAAAGTAATTTCAAATTACGCTACAAAATTTGACATTGAATTTGCAGCAGCACAAGTAGCTGTTAATCGGTTTCTACTCGAAGAAAGTCAGAGGTTGTGCAAATCAAACAAGCCACGTATTGAAACACGCGAAGATGGAACGGTTGTGCAAGTTTACCAAAGTAAAATTAA